TTTGATAAGCTATGGGTCTGTGCTTGTAAGTGTAATGCGTCTTGGATCCCCAAGAACGTAACGGTCACAAGAAAATCAAAGGACACAAAATGAATAACGAAATCGCAATGAACTTTTATAAAGAACTACTTGAAGCGATGTCCCACCCAGGGTATCGTCAAGAAGATCTCTACATCCTAGTCATGAAAAAGCTACAACGGATTGAAGATGATTTGGTTGATGAGCTAACGAAGATGATTAAGGATTGGGAGACCGAGGTGCCTGATGACTCGACTCTATACACCTTGGGACTACGACGGGCGATTGATCTCATCCAAGGAACACCACCCCTTTAGAGAAGCAGTTTACCCGTACACTTACTTTCTGTTTCTACACAAAGCAGAAGCGAGGTTATCTCTCTCCTCTTTCCCACACAACCTTTCCAACCTACGGTAGAATTTCCCTTAGAGTCAACCCCGACTCGTAAGGAGATAACATGACCAATGAACTAAAAGCAATGGCAGCCTCATGGGCTCGCTCATTTCTAGCCGCGGGAATCGCGGTTTACATGGCAGGCGTGACAGATCCAGCGGATATCGCGAAGGCTGGCCTTGCGGCTATCCTTCCTGTTGTTCTACGCTACTTGAACCCAAGCGACACAGCATTTGGAAAGAAGAAGTAATTAACTTCTAACTCCAAAAAAGAACGAGGCAGACTCCGTAACTAGACCTCTCCCCATGTTGCGGAGTCTGTCTCCTTTTAGAGACGTATGTACAATTGAACAATGACAACAGCTAATCTTTTCCCGGTCTCCGATGAGGACGACGATAATGATGCAACCCCCATCATTGAAGATCCTACCAACATCCGGCCAGATCTTGGCGCCCTGGGAATCCTAGAGCATTCCCGCGGTATCTGTGAAGATACGTATGAGAACCGGAGTATACTCCGGTCCGCACAGATGGGTTGGGATACGGTCTACGCTTCTAACGGTGTGCCGACGGGTCTCATTCAGGCACGGTCAAAGGACATGGTCACGCAGCGACGGATCCTTTCCCTAGCTGAGAAGAAGCCGATCCTTGTAGATCCAAAGAACATGAACTCCGATTACCTCACCGGATTAGACCTAGTAGCTGAGGCAGCCTCGGATAACATCGTTCCTCCCTGGGTCATCGGCGCGACACGGATGTGGATTAACGAGCAGGACAACCCGATTGCAACCGAGAAGAGAAAGCCGACCGCTCTCCCTCATCGCTGCAGGCAGGTCAAGGACGACCAGATCCGCTGCATGCTCTGGTCATCGGGCCGGATCAAGGATGACGGCCTATGCCGCGTCCACTTACGTCACGTCAAGAAGAATCCTAGCGATGATATAGAGCGGGCACGCAAGAAGCTTGTTCAGGCAGCTCCCTATGCGGTTGACGTCTTAGAAGATCTCATGAACTCTGCGGTTTCAGAGCCTGTAAGATTAAAAGCATCTACGGAGATTCTAGATCGCGCGGGAGTACGAGGCGGTATAGAGTTAGACGGTAACATCAACGTCACGGACGGTCGTCCTGCGGCGGAGATTATTTCGGAGAGACTACAACGGCTTGCCTCCGGCGCGGTGAACGCGGCGGCTGTCCTATCGGCAGCGGGCATAGCCATTGAAACAAATGACGTTGTTGACGCAGACATCCAGCAGACGGGCACGGACACCAACGAATGATTCTCGAAGATATTCTTTATGCGGCTCGCGAACACGCGGCCTCACTTCTTAACGACGTAGAGCTAGCCTCGACTCGTGAAGAGCACATCCGATTGACGGCAAGAGCTAACGAGGCTGAGCTTCTCGTAGCGGATCTACAATCCTTGTACCTCGCCGAGGTTACCGACAAGTAACATGCAGCCTGACACGGTTATTAAATCTGCCGAGGCCTGGCTTGGCTTCACGACCGCCGGGCTTAACGGGCGCACTCCCTTTGGAGAGAAGTCTGGGTATGACGTAAACTGGGCGGGCGCGTTTATTGACACGATTTTTCACGACGCAGGCATGCGCATTCCTTCTTGTGTTTATTCAAGCTCAGGCCTGGCGGAGTTTATAAAACAAGGACGGGTGAAAGATAAACCCCAGCCTGGCGACATAGTTTTCTTTGCATTCCCAACGGGCGATAATTTTGGCGTCTCACATGTAGGCCTGGTAGCTGACACGTCACGGTACAAGAGTGACGGCCTGGTAGGGACGATTGAAGCCCAGGTGAACAGCGGCCTGCCTAAATCAGACCCCAGCCTGCGGGGTGTATTTCGTAGAATTCGCAGCGGGCATGAGATCATAGCTTTCGCTAGACCTGACTTTAAAAAGAAAGTTAAAGCCCAGCCTGCGACCAATAAATCAGAGACGGATCAACGGGCAGGCTTGACGCTAATTAACATCAGGCCTGGCCGTCGAAATAAAAGCATAGGCCTGGTACAGGTTGCGCTCATGAAGGTGACGGGTAGCCTGGGGAAAATTACCGTAGACATGTTTGACGGGCAGACCCAGCACGCGTACGCTAGATGGCAACGCCAAATCGGGTACGCCAACGATAGAGCTACGGGAATCCCTGACGCAATTAGCTTACAACTTCTTGGTGAGATCACGGGTGTCTTCAAGCTCCAAGCTTAACGGCATCCCACTTCTTAGTGGGACCAGTACTAAGAAGTTAGCTGGCTAAAACTTTTTTCCGATCTGCCTGACCAAATCGAAGGTTTCCTGTTATAATTGATTCAGCAGGACAAAAGGACGAAAGGAATTACATGCCACAACTAAAACATCTGGCTCGGTTTACAACACCTGTAAACTTAAACGACGCAAAGGACACTCCAATCACATCAACAGTACAACCAACGCTTACATTCACCGAGACTGTTCGCTCCATACTAGGACGCCAGACTCAACCGCTTTCAGTAATCGAAATCACGGAGCTTGTCTCTCGTGAAACTAAACATGCCTACGATGAAACATACATCAGGCTTGCGCTTAAAGACCTTGTAAACTTAGGCAAGGCTTCATCTCGCAAGGAAACGCATGAAGAACGTCGCGTCCGTGCTCACGGAGAAGACGTTAGCTCTTTGCGGGCAACGCTGTTCTGGTCTCCTGCCGGAATCGTTCCAGCACGTACAGTTGCAGAAGCAGTGCCAGGCCTAGCCTTGTACAAGCCTGAAACCTTTACGGCACGCAAGATCTACAAGTACCCAACCAAGAAGGTTCAACGCGAGCATCTCGAGGCTCAGCTTGTCGAGGTCGCACCAGTTACGGTTGCGGCCAGCTCGAACCAGGTAGTAGACTACCTAATCGAGAAGATGGTTACGGAGCGTACTGCGGACATCCAAGCTCAATTGGATGCGGCCAACGCGAAGCTTGCCAAACTCCAGGAACTTTTTAAGTCAGCTCTCTAACATCCGTTTATTGTCTCACCCATGGTGAGCATCCAACTGTATGTAGTAGAGACAGCCGAACAGGCAAAGCAAGCCGAGTCATTGGATCTCGCAGAATTCTTTGCGGACGATACAGTGTGTGAGAATTGTGATGTAGCTATAGGCTTCATTAACAACCGGTTCTCTCCCTGTGTCATCTGCGTTGAGGAAGAGGACGACATCTGGCTTGTTTGTATGGAATGTGCCGGTGGTGTTTTACTTACAGAGTAGAACCTGTTATAATAGTACCAACGCCGGAACACCGGCGCCAAATGACAAAATGACGAAAGGGAAGTAACCACATGGTTAGCACCGTAATCACAGAGACTAAAGTCTCTACTGTAAAAAAGGTTACCGATAAGGTAGACCTTACAAACCAGGCTGCAGCCGCTGAAAAAGCATTAGCAGCATTCACATTCGCAAAAGATGCGATTAAGGCGTACGAAGAGAAGAAGGCGGAAGCAGAAGCTACCCTCCGCGAACTTCTAGGAGACGCAGATGTCGCAATCATTGGTGGTGTAGAGCGTTTCAAGCTTGCGCACTCAACTAATTCCAAGATCGACCGTAAGGTCCTGCAGGAGCTTTTCCCAGAAGCTTTCGAAGCAACTCTGGTCAAAACTCCATACACCTTCATCAAAACTATTTAATAGTTAAAGGAACCCCTGGCAAACGCCAGGGGTTTCCTTTTTACCATCTACCTGATATAATAGTACTACAACGACGAAAGGACACCTAATGAAGCTCAACGTTGCAGACATCGAAACTCTTGATCACCTGCGTGAGTGGGTTGACGAACGACTACATGGTTCGGTTGTAGTGCTCGATGGAGATGAGGTAGTTATTCGCACAGGACTTGGAATTGACCTGGGCAATTATCTGTTCCCATTGAACGAAAAAGAATAATTTTTATTTTCCTGACTTACCTGATATAATAGTACTATACACACCCAAACGACGAAAGGATACACAATGGCAGACAAGGACAAGGTTGTAGGCAAAGCCCTATACCTAGAACTTCGCACTGGTGCTCAAACATACCAGATGCTGCTTACACCAGATGGGATCTCTTCCAATGGTCGCGCAGTACCAGCAACAATGTACCGCCGACAGATTTCATCAGTGAAACCTCGACGCGCATGGAAGACTTATTCTCTTCCTGCACTACCACTTAACGCCTTCGGAACATACGAAATGGCTGACAAGGAAAAGGCGCTACAAAGTGCTGACTCACGAATTGGCTACATGGCAACTACATTCTCACAACTCAAGTCTTATGGATACACGCTTTACAAGCAACCTCTTCTCATTGAGGTATCGCAAGAAGATCTTGAGTCAATTCGTCTATCAAAGACTCCTTACAAGATTCTTGGACGTATCACCAGAGTGCGCCGCACTCTTGGTTTCGGCGAATTCATCATTTCCTAATACTCACACCCAAACGACAAAGGACAAGCAAATGACTGCAACAATTGAAACAATGAAGGAGACTTTCACAGCTCTTTCACCAGATATTGATTTATCTTCTACACTGGTAGATGCTCTTATCCAGAGCATTCACCCAGAGACTAGTTCAGCTCTAGACTCACAGGTTCTCGCTCAGGGTAAAGTAAACGTACGACCAACCCCTAAAGCAAAGGTTATTCCTGTGGTATCAGCAGATGCACTCGTAGGCGACAACGTCTACACTCGTCCTAATGGCGAGCAGTACCATGCACGCAAGTGGGGTGAGCACGATGACGTGCTAGTACTTCGCAAGGCACGTATGGATCAACAGTTTATTCTTCTCTACGGAGCTCCAGGTTGTGGTAAGACTGCACTTGTAGAAGCTGCATTTGAAAAGCTCTACACAATCATGGGAACAGGCGATACAGAACTTGCTGACTTCATTGGTGGCTACGTACAAACTCCAACAGGAGGATTCGTCTGGGAAGATGGTCCACTTGTAAAAGCTGCAGAGCAAGGTGTACCTCTACTAATCGATGAGGTTGGTCTTATTGATCCTAAGGTTCTTTCAGGAGTCTATGGACTTATGGATGGACGTAAGGAACTAACAATTACTGCAAACCCAGAGCGCGGAACTATTAAGGCGAAGGATGGATTCTATGTCATCGCTGCAACTAATCCAAATGCACCTGGAGTTCGCTTATCTGAAGCGTTACTATCTCGCTTCATCGTTCAAACAGAGATGACTACAGACTGGTCACTTGCTAAAAAGCTTGGCGCATCCACACAGATCGTTACAGTTGCACAAAACATCAATCGTCGCCAGGCTTCTGGCGAGTGTGGTTGGTGCCCACAGATGCGTGAACTTCTAGCGTTCCGCGACATCTCTAAATCGTTCGGCACAAAGTTCGCTATCGCGAACTTAATCGCTTGCGCTCCAGAGCTCGACCGCCCCGTCGTTGCGGACGTTCTCACAAGAGTGTATGGCGAAGAGTGCCGACCAGCCAAGATCTAATTCCCCTTGGCGTAAGGAAGGGGACTCCAGATGGGTGTCTGGAGTTTCCTTCTCCTTACTTACCTGATATAATAGTACTATTCAATGACGGAAGGATAGAAAGAACATGGCACACTTAAAGGTTTCCAAAACCCGTGCGGAGCAAACTCCGCCGGAATGGCTAAAGGTCGGAGCCCAACTCGGCGAGCTAGTCAACACCTGGGCAGGACGCTCAGACATCGTTGCCTACGTTGGCCCAGGCGCTGGTCAAGACGCACCTGCTTGTTTCAACCCACCAATGGCTGAGGTTGAGGTAGACGTTGCTATTGCCTTCGGCAAGGCAGTAACTCCAGAGACGATTGGCGACATTCGCAATCGCACAACACAATTCGATTATCCACGAGCATCTGGCGCTATCTTTCACGAGGCGTTGCACGCTCGCTACTCACGCTACGATTTACTAAAAGCTATTGAAGATCTTTCAAAGAACGAGATGATGGCGCTTACGATTCTTGAAGAGACTCGTATCGAAGCTCTCGGTGTAGAGAACTTCCCAGCTAATCGAGTCTTCCTACGCGCTTGCGCGATGGACATCATCCTTGATGATATTCGTGAGAACTTAGAACAGAACACCACAACTCGTGCAATGGCGCAGTTGGCAGCTCTTGTCTGCGCTCGCGTAGATGCGGGTTCTCTAGATGCGGAAGATGCTCTTGACGTTCAAGGTATGGTTTCAGACTTCTTCGGCGCAACTCGCTATGCGCAACTTCGCGACGTCTGGCTTCGATTCCAAAAGTACGAAGGACACTTCAATGCTCTACCACTTTACGAGCTTGCTCGCGAATGGGAAGCACTCATCAAGGACGTTTCAGATGAGAATGGCGAGACTGAAGATGAAGCTAACATGATTACTGCTGCTATGGCAGGTATCATCTCAGACATCATCGAGTCTCTTGAGGCAGCTGCAGAAGACATTGCAATTGCAATTGGCGATGAAGCTCAAGAACAAGAGCAAAAAGAAGAGTGGAAAGAAGTTGTTGACATTCGTGGCAAAGCTGCCAAGCAGCAAAAAGACCATGAAAAGATTTCCGAGGAAGTCTTTAACAAGTCTACAGGCGAAGCAGGCAATGGCAGTTACTCACGCATCAAGGAGACTCGTGCACCATCTGGCCCAGAGCGTGCGGCAGCAGTCAAGATTGCAAACATGCTTGAGCGTGCAAAGTATCGTGAGCGCGATGAGAAGGAAGTAACTTCAATTCTTCCTCCAGGGCGTCTACGTTCTCGTGCGATGCTTCAAGAAGCCGCGTACAAAGCTCGTGGCTCAATGATGCATGCAGAGCCATGGAAGCGTACAGTGCGCAAGCACACAGATGACCCAACACTTAACGTTGGAGTTATGGTTGACATCTCTGGTTCAATGGCAGATGCAATGCAGCCAATGGCAGTTACCGCTTGGGCAATGTCAGAAGCCGTGCGACGCGTTCAAGGTAAGTGTGCAATGGTTTATTACGGTTCAGGCGTGTTCCCTACACTAAAGCCAGGACAGCATCTCGCAGAAGTAAATGTGTACTCTGCTCCTGATGGAACTGAAAAGTTCGACAGAGCATTCAAGGCACTCGATGGTTCTCTAAATCTTCTCAATGGAACTGGCGCTCGTCTACTCGTAGTAGTTAGTGATGGTTGCTACACTCCAGATGAGACTGAGAAAGCTAAGAAGTGGATTCAGGAATGTGAAAAGAACGGGGTTGCAGTCTTGTGGATTCCTTTCGCTCACGCTTACCAACTTGGATATGTTCGCGAGATTGTTAAGGGGACATCAGTTGCTCTTCTACAAGATGTAACAGATCCAGCAGACGCTGCACTCCAAATCGGAAAAGCTGCGGCAGACGCTCTAACAAAGATTGGCGCACGTAACGCTGCGTAACAAGCTCCGGTGTGGGTAGACCTTCCGTCAGATTACTCTACCTGCACCGGTTATTTTTAACCAACCAACAAAGACGAAAAGAGATAAAGATGAAAACAAAAGTACTACTGATTGCGGCAGCCTTAGGTCTGTCACTGCTTGTAACACCGGCGCATGCGACAGGAGACAAAACTCTTGTCATCATCGACTCCGGTATCAACACAAATCTCGATTGGGTTAAGGCTGCAATCGTAGAAGAAGCTTGCTTCATCGAGTACGGCAAGTGCCCTAATGGACAAGCATCAATGACTGGTCCTGGTGCAGCTCACTTAGATCCAGCACTCGTTAAAGACAAAGCACTCAGCCACGGAACGCAGATGGCTTCAGTCGCGGTAGCTACTAATCCAAATGTAAAGATTGTGTTCGTTCGTATCGTTGGCATGTCTGCTAAAGGCTTTGCCAATTCGTACACGACTCGTGGTCTTGCAACAGCAATGGACTGGGTTTCAGCTAACGCGCAACGACTTAACGTTGGTGCGGTTTCAATTTCACTAGGACGAGCATACGCCGAGGCGTCATGTCCTGTAGCGGCAGAGCCTCGACTACAATCTCAAATCGTCGGGCTAGCCTCAATGAACGTAGCGACGGTAATTGCAACGGGCAACAACTCTAATCACAATAAGATTAACTACCCAGCTTGCATACCTGAGGCAATTGCGGTAGGCGCCACAGATCGTCCATACACTGTCAAAAATATTCAAGGCACGGTCTACCCCATCATGTTCATGTCCAACGGCGGACCTGACCTCGACCTCGTAGCCTTAGGGCGTTACACCGTCACCGATGTGAACGGCGTCAAAGCAGTCAGCCTTGGTACATCTAACGCCAACACTGCGGTGGCAACCAGACTGGCTCAGAGCCTCTCAGACGGTTCAACCTTAGCGTCGGTAATGGAAAGGGTTAACGGGTCTCTCCAGAACGCGTACCGAACCGTAACCAACTTCGTAAAAAAGTTCTACCAAACCTGATATAATAGTACTACGCAGCCAGCGGATATGAAACCGTAGGCGAGAGTCTACCAGACTTTCTTCCGCTGGCTGCCCACTAAATGACGAAAGGACAAACATGAAAGACATTTACATCGCCCATGAAGGCATGGATTCGTTCTTCGTAATGTCCGACACCGGATTTATCTTCTCCAGAGCCGATGCCGAACAAAACACAGAGCTGGTCGATGACTTAGAGAATGGCTACTGCCGCACGTCTTGCGAAGAGATCGGTTATGAGATTACTCCAGGACTGGCGCAGATGTTCTACGAGCTAGCCAAGAGCTACTGGGAGTACGAGAACAAAAAATAATTCCGGAAGGTGTTGTACTTTATAATAGATACATGTTATAATAGTACTACAATGACGGAAGGATTGGAAATGAATACAACTGTATGGATGAGGGAAGCCCAAGGCTTCTCACTCCAAACTGCGGTCAACACAGGTTCCGAATGGACCTCAAGTGAAACCCGCCAGCTAGAGATTATGAAAGCCTCTGGCAAGTCTATCAAGGAGATAGCAAAAGTTTTAGGACGCTCCTACTACTCTGTCTCAACTAAGCTTATTAACATTGGTGCAACAAACCACCACAGACGCTCAAACAAACCACTCACCCCATCTCCGGTAGTCTGCGGTAACTGTTTCACAATTCCATCAAAGTCAGGGGTCTGCCTCTGCTGAGGCACCCTGTACTTCTTCCCTAAAACCTGTTATAATTAAACCATACCAACGACGGAAGGATGCAAAATGTCACAAGAACAAGACGTAGTTATCTACGACTCAAGCCTAACCCTTGAGCAACTCAAAGGTTTTTGGAATTACATGCGGGACGAAGAAGTAGACGAAGAGATTACCTTCACCCAAGAAGAAATTGATCAACTTGCCAATGACGTAAATGATGCGATTCAAGCAGTCATTGAAGACTTCCTAAATCACCGAGGTGCCTAATGAAAACAGCATTGCGAATTAACACAGACTTTACTACGGAGATCTTAGATCTTGAAGACGACACTCTTAAAAAGCTACAGGGTGCGGTGGGTGGTTGGGTACAAGCAATTGACCTACAGGAGAACTTAACTCTCTGGTGTAACGAAGAGGGCAAGCTTATTGGGTTGACACCAAACGTTATTGGAACCCATCTATGGGAAAAGTCTTTCGGTATGACAGATGTCATCATGGGAGACGTAGTCTTTACCGGTGGGACAGACGATGAAGGGGACAACCTGGGTCTGCCTCATGCGTGGCAAGTACAACTTGAAGAACTTGCTACTAAACTTCGTAGCGCATACGAAGGAGAAGTACATGTCTACTGATACAACTATTATCGAGTGTGCGGGCTGCAGTGCAGTCTTGTACTCACAAAAACAAACTATGGAGCCATACACTCACTATGATTCACGTACCGGTGATCTTTGGCATCTACCCTGCTGGGAAGAGCACAAGAAGTTTATGGAGAGAATCTAATGGCGAGGAATGAGGCTGCGGGCATCTGGGAGATCCGTGATGTTCATACTGGAGAACGCATCTCTAAGTTTCGTGCCCGTAAACGTGCAGACGTTACTAGATACCTGGAGATGGCGCGGATTGGTCTAAAACGACCAATAGAAGATTTCGAGGCAGTATTTATTACCGAATGGGAATAAACCTGTTATAATAGGACTAACAACTTAATACTTAGGTTTGGACTTACTGAATCTTGGAGCGTAAGGGTATCCCATGGGGACACTACTCCCGATAAGCTGACACGGCACCGCGGGTAGGGGTAGCTTGGTTCAGGACAAAGACCGGAACAAAACTAACTTAGGAAAGTTCGGAGTAAAACCTGATAGCAAGATCTACGTCAGGTACTGCGCAAAAAGTGAAGCGCGACTCAAAGCCTTCGTGCGTGAAAGTCTGTCCACATGTTTGAGGCTGGTCGTATCCCGGAATGGTGCGACCAGTCTCATTCTTTTATGTGTTGTACTTTGTAATAGATACATGTTATAATTAAACCATAACGATGAAGGGCCAGCCGCTGGTCACCTGAACGACTTCAACTTGCAAGGGTCGGAAACAATACGGCGCCTTCATCGTTCTAAAATTAAAGACAAACGACGGAAGGATACAAAATGTCAAGCAACTACCCACCAGGAGTCTCCGGGTTTGAACCACAGATTGCGGGCTCACTCGAGAGTGAGAGCATACAGGAACTCAACTGCGGCAATGACGAGTGTGACGCATGCTATGAGGTTCCAACAATTGAAGACTGGGCGCATGACACCGTAGTATGGTTTGCAGAGTGGGTGTGCATCAAATGTGGTGAGGAAAACTCCCGCGAAGGTTGGTACAACTCGCAACACACCAGTCTATAAACCAAGTATGATTAACTTAACTAAAGGAGTAGACGTGGAGTCGACCATTACCGAAGATGTAGTTGAAGAGACACCTACCGAGTCACATGGTTGGGTCCCTTGCGACTCTTGCCAGACTGCTCAAGCGATGTGGAAAGTTGTAGGACCCTCAGGTGAACTGTTCTTCTGCGGTCATCACAAAAACAAGATGGAAGCAGGACTTACCGGTTGGGCAAACGAATTCATCGAGCTTGTTTACTTTGACAAGTAAACATGTTATAATTAAACCATAACGACACAACGACGAAAGGAAAAGAAAATGAGCGACATTGCAAACGGAACATCACTACAAGGGTATGTCACAACCACCATGCGTGAGCTTAACTCAGTATTCGGTGAACCAACTTTTTACTACCCAGGCGAAAAAGTTACCGTTGAATGGACTCACAGATTCAGCGATGGAACAGTCGTCACAATCTATGACTGGAAGCGCTACGACGATGGAGTCCCTGAGATGGATGAAATCGTGGAGTACAACATCGGTGGATTTAACAAGGATGCAGCAGAAAAAGTCAAGATGGCTGTACTTATTGGAACAAGTAAGATATAATTAACTTATCAACGACGGAAGGAACTAAAATGAACATTGAACTTACCGACAAGGACATTGAAATTATTCTTCGTGCGCTTGGCAAAGAGAAAGCATCTAGTCAAGACCACGGATTCCATCACCTCGCCCACATGGTGTCAGACCTTCAGTCTCGCATCAAAAGTCAACTCCCATTGAGTGCATAATGCTGGAAGAATACTGCGGCACGTGCGGTAGCCTTGAGTCTAACCACCAAGCAAACCAATCTGAGAGCTTGCGATTTGTGTCTCTTGCTCAAGAAGTTATAGCGTCACTTCCCGATGATGAGTACTCAGCTATACTCGAACAAATTTTGTACGACTGGCGAACACACACGCTCCCAGCTTGCGACCCACTTTCAATAGATTAGGAACACAAATGGAAAAACGACCAAGAATTAAAAAGCAGATAGCAGTTACGCAACATCAAACCTTGCCGTTCATTGCTACCGCTGCTGTCAACATTGTTGATGATCTGCCTACTCGTGCAGCTTACGTAAAAGCTCTTCGCATGAAGGGTTGGACTCTTCAGGCAATCGCTGGCGCATTAGGAGTTACACGCGAGCGTATTCGTCAAATCGAAGCTAAGGCTTCACCATCTCTTCTTGTTTACGTGCTGTCTAACCCTGGCAACTTCCCAGTCCCAGAGTTAGAGACAAAGGAAGTAGAGGTACCAGACACTACACCTGTAGTCCCAAGTGAAGTCACATTAAAACGATTACTAGAACTTAAACCATTCGCGCAGCAAGTCCGCTGGGACCAACCAGAGCATCGTGCAGCTGGAGAGGAATATACAGCTTTATTATGGCACGCTCATTCGGTTGAAGGTGTAACCCTCTACCGATTAGCTAAGTGCATCGGTGTTACCCATGGAGCTATTCGATTCCGTCTAGCTCGCTACGGGTATATTCAGCCTGTAACTGCAAAGAGTAAAGCCTATACTCCAATCAAGGAGAAGAACAGAGCGGTTTTACTATGAGCGACTTGTATGATTTAGTTAACGTATTCGATGAGGCTGGAACCTGGATGGGACAGTTCATTGACGAAGACACTGCAAAGGATTGGCTCAAGAAGCACGAGCTAGATTCTTCGAAGTACGAGATTTCGAAGAGACGACCAGAATGGGACAGAAAGAAGTGAACGCCGACAAATTACAAATAATCGACTCTTCTCATCATCGCAATGGTGTAGCTGGAATGCCGTTCACTGTAGCTCTCGTTGACGACCCTGAACAGTCAGACGTAAAGCTTGTCATCATGTTCGAGGCCGAAGGATACACTGCGGTCTTGAGTTTAGACAAGCTCATCGAGGAAGACATCCATTTCGGATCTAACTCTTGGCGCGGTGACCAGTACGAAGAAGCTCTTCGCTCAAAGTTGTACGAAGACGCTTAATAGATTTCTGTAGTGTATTCCAATCCGCTACAGAACGACCTGGGTACGTCATTAAACTGCCTACCTAACAATGTCGAAAGGACACCAATGATAGTAGCAACATTGCATAAGAGCAAGGCACCAAACGCTGCCTGGTTAGTAGAGGTTAAGGACCTTGCGACTGGCGAAGCACGCCGAGGAGCATTCAAGTCTCTTGGACCTGCAAAGCGTGAGGCAGTTCTTTACGCTAGCTCGTTCTTGGACGCGGAGCGCAAGCGTCTACCTTGGGTAGAAGACCTAGCTCAGGCTGAGCAAGGTATCGGTTACTTCCGCGCGGAGATTGACGCTTAACCCTGATTTTACTTTCCTGACCAAACCTGTTATAATAGTACTATAACAACGACGGAAAGGACGAACATGAATATCGGAGAACTTACATCTGAAATCGAATCAGGAACATTTGATTCTGATTTGATTAAGATAAAGGAAGCGGTAGACGCACGCCTAAAAGCCTCACGTACTTCGCGTACTCTTGCGGACTTTAACATCGGTGACACGGTAGTCTTCAATGATCTAACTGCAACTCGCTACATGGTTGGCCAGAAGGCAACCATCACAGGGATGAAACAGAAGAAGGTCACTGTAAGACTGGAGACACCCGTTGGAAGGTTTGCCCACGTAAACCCAGTAACAGGCAGAGTTGAATCTTCCAACATTACGGTTCCTGTGGCTATAATTGATCTCGTAAAGTAAGACGTAGTCCAGGCGCTTAGGATACAGTTTACCTAGCGCCTGGATAGGCGTCCTATGGGAGAAGGAATCTATGACTACACTTGTGGCTATCCAAGGTGATGGCTGGTCTGTCATCGGTTGTGATTCGCGTTCGTCAGACGAAAGCGGTCGCTACTTAGAAATGGCTACTCATAAAGTTGTAGAGAACAATGGTATTCTCATTGCTGGTTCCGGTGCAGGACGCGGCTCAAACATACTTCAATTTGGTTGGAGAGCTCCTAAGCCTAAACCTGGACAAGACCTTGACGTATTCATGACGAAAACATTTATTCCGTCTATGCGTAAGGTTTTTATCGAGTCCGGATACGACATGAAGGCTGATGGTGAAGCTGCGGCTCACGATTCAGAGTTCATTGTTTCAATACACGGAGTTCTTTACCCAATTTACGAAGATTACTCCTGGGACAGAGAAGAACGAAACGTTTATCATTCAGGTAGCGGTTCGGATCTAGCTCTCGGCGTTCTTGAAGCTCTTAACTATCAAAAGTGTAAGAGCGCAAAGGAAGCTGAGAAGATTGTTTATCGTGCAGTAGAAATTGCTATCAAGCATGACATCTACTCTGGCGGTAACATTCACACGTTTATACAAGAAGAGTAAGTTACTGACAGGTAACTTATCCTGTTATAATAGTATTATTAAATGACAAATGACAAAGAGACGAGAAACAACATGGCAAAGATAGTTAACATCGAAACAGGCTACGCACCAGCTCATGAAATCGCTGACTGGGACTTCCCACTGTGGAGTGAGATCTTGCCTAACCTATGGGTTGGTGGTACAGATGACGATGACACAATCGAAGACTCTGCAAACATTCACACAAGCCGTAACATCACCAAGGATGAGTTCGATGCGGTTGTCACGCTTTACGCATGGGCGAATCCAGTTGACTGGATGGTTGAGGAACTACGTTTCGGATTCTACGATTCTGATATCTCTCACATTGATATGAAAGCTTTGCATCGCGCTGCTTCATACGCGGTTGACCAAGTTCAAAACGGCAATAAGGTTTTAATTCGTTGCCAGGCCGGGTTAAATCGTTCTGGTCTGACTGCTGCCTTGGCTCTAATCAAAATGGGATACAAGCCAGAAGATGCAATTAACCTTCTACGTCAAAAGCGTAGTCGCTACGTTTTGATTAACAAAGAGTTCGAAGAATTTCTACTTGCGCTAGTAGATGATAACGATGAGTAAACTTCATATTGCTTACGATGACATCTACCTAGATTGGCAGCTAGGAGCTGGCGATGGTAGCCATCCGACAAATCCAATGCGAGCTAAGCTTGCGGTAGAGCTTCTTGAAAAACTAGATCCAGTAATGGTAGATCCAGCTGCATCTGAATCTGATAGAGATCTGCTAAATCATGTTCACAGCGATGAGTACATTTCTAAGGTTCTTGACCAAGGTCATTGCGGTGAATGGTACCCAGACCAGCAGCATTTAGGTGACGTAGCTCTCGAAATGGCTGCAGGGACTATTCGTCTATACGAAAAGATTCTTAGCGGCGAAGCAAAGGTTGCGTTTAATCCGCAGGGAGCTAAGCACCACGCGCAGTACGACCACTCGTCTGGTTTTTGTGTATTCAATGACATGGCGTTAGTCGCTAAGCTATTTTCGGCTGCTGGGCTTAAGCCTATGTACATCGACTGGGATGCGCATCATGGCGATGGCGTAGAAAACATCCTGCGGGCATACCCAAATATAGTTACGGCAAGTATTCACGAGGATGGAATCTTCCCAGGCACTGGTCTTGCAAGCGAGCCAGAAAATGGAGCTTACAATTGGCCGTTGAGTAGCGAAGCTGGAGACGTAGACTTCTTAGATGCTATGAAGGAGATAGAAATCCTAGCTGATGAGTTTCAGCCAGATGTAGTCCTTCTGGCTACCGGAGCTGATGCACATCATTCAGATCCTTTATCTTCGTTAACGTTTGATTATCCTGGATACAGAGCAGCAGCTCGTATCGTTGCGGACATCGCTAACAAGCATGCAAAGGGGCGAGTACTTATTGGAGGAGCCGGAGGCTATCAACCTCTTACCCATACTCCTAAAGTCTGGGCAACTGTTGTATCTGAGATTTACAACCACATCACCGTATAACATTTCCTTTTATAAGGTACTATAGTACACATGGGAAAAAGTCTAGCACAGCTCATTGCGGCCATGTCCGACGAAGAGAAGGCTCAGGTTCTAGCAGGTCTAGACCCTGAGGCTCTTCAATGGGACTGGTCGTTTTGGGGACGTCCCGAACAGCAACGTCCTGAAGGCGATGAGTGGAATATCTGGATGTACCTTGCAGGTCGCGGTGCTGGTAAAACTCGTACGGCAGCCGAGTGGGTGCGTGAAGAAGCTAAACATACAAATACCGGTCAACGCCGTTTCGCGTTGGTAGCTCGTACAGCTGCTGACGTACGTGACGTTATCGTTGAAGGTGAATCAGGAATCATTAACGTTACACCTCCAAGTGAGCGTCCGTTGTACGAGCCGTCAAAGCGAAGACTAACTTGGCCTAATGGAAATACGGCAACATGCTTCACAGCTGATGAACCAGATTCTCTTCGTGGTCCTCAGTTCACACACGCTTGGGGAGATGAGGTTGCCGCTTGGCGTCAGACTCCAGATGGAGCTGGGCTTACGGCGTTTGAGAACTTGCGTATTGGCACTCGTCTTGGTAAGAATCCAAAAATTATGGTTACCACTACTCCAAAACGTGTACCGCTTCTTTATGAGCTACTTCGTGAGGCTGATGCGAATCCTGGCAAGGTAATCATTACAAAAGGTTCAACCATGGACAACACAGGAAACCTTTCACAAGCTTACATGGACGGAATCCTCGGAGTGTACGAAGGAACTCGTCTAGCTGCACAAGAGCTTTACGGTGAGATGCTTTCAGACGTTGAAGGAGCTCTCTGGACTGTAGAGCTTATTGACAGGACTCGCCAAATGACAGCGATGAACGCACCGTTGCGTGTAATCGGCGTCGACCCATCGGTTGCCGAGAATCCTCGAGATGAATGCGGAATCGTTGTTGTTTCATCAACAGCCGACAGAGATCTTTACAAGCGTCAGAGCTGGGTGCTTGAGGATGCTTCAATCTTAGGCTCACCGGATGTGTGGGCTAACCGTGTAGTTGCCATGGCTCGTAAATGGGGTTGCCCTGTCGTAGCCGAAGTAAACCAAGGTGGTGCCTTGGTAAGAAACGCCATTAACACAATTGACCCATCTGTAAAGGTTCTTGAGGTCCACTCCAAGCACGGCAAGGCACTTCGCGCTGAGCCTATTACCTTGGCTTACGAACAGGACCGCGTCCACCACGTTGGCTACCTAGCGGACCTAGAGTCCCAGATGACTTCGTGGATTCCAGGCGAAGGCAAATCCCCTGACCGCGTTGACGCGTTGGTCCACGCCCTTACTGCGTTACTCATTAAGCCGCCTGCGGGATTCGTGGGAGGGCGGATTACCGCCAAGTCACCTGCGGGCCGAAAGATCCCAAATATTAGAAACACCTTTAAGGTTAGATAGTTACATTTTCCCAACCTTCCTGATATAATTATCCTAACAACGACGGAAGGAAAGAAAATGAACCCATTCACAGCGGTAATCGATTGGCTAGACGAGTACGCAGACGTTGCGGGACCTGTTGGTGCCTTCGTAGGAGTGGCAATCGCAGTGGCAATTGCTTTTATCTTAGGATAAACCTACATCTTCCTGATTTACCTGTTATAATTATCTTGTACAACCCAATGACGAAAGGACAAGAACATGTCAACAGTAAAAGAGTATCGCCGTAAGGGATTCCAAGCTCGCCGAGTCTCATTCGCGCTTAAGGTAATCGCTGGTCTATGGTCAATCGCCATGATTGGTATCTTCGCAACCTCACCTACACTTATCGGATTTCTAGCGATGGTCACAGGTGTAGTTGCCTTCGTCACTCCTTCAATACTTATCGCCTCGGTCTACGATGACCGTGCAGAGCGCTTCTTCAACCTTGCGGCTGCCCACAAGCAGGTAGCTCTTCTAGGAGTAGTTCAGCCTAGAAAGTAAGTGTACAAGTAAAGGAAAAAGGATTATAGTTCTACCAACGACAAATACGGAGGAATAATGACACAAGGTACAAGCCAACGAGAACACATCTATGTCTATGACACGTGTTCCGTATGTCAGGAATCCAACGTACTTGTGTATGAGCTAAACGACAGCCTTCTCTGTGCTGAACATTACAGAGATAAAACAAGACTAATAAAGAGAGCTACGCCTTGCGACAAGTGTGGAGCTGACAACGCTGTCAGAGATCCATCACATCGCAGGAACGAGTATCTCTGCTGGTCCTGTCATCAAGAAAATGGATTCGTAGTTAATGACTCTGTAATCAAGCGGGCAATCGTCTCGCTCGTCAACAACTTCACTCGAGGTACAAAGATCAAGTGTGATGCGGCTGGCTACGGTAGTGACTGCGACAACAACATAAAACCTCGTGGCCCGTGGGGTGGGAGAGCCCTCTGCGACAAACATGGAAAAACTCCACCAAAGCCTCAAAAGGGCACAAAATCTTGAGCAGTCACGTTTTTGCTCAAAAGTAAACCTACGAAAGGAAAGCAATGACAACATCAACAGTAACTCCAAACCAGGCAGCTCAGCTTTACTCAGACGGGAAGTCTGTAGATGAGGTAGCTCAGGCACTAGGTATTACCTACGGCAAGGCTCGCAAGCTTATCGCCGAGTCTGGTACAGACATCCGCAACACGTCAGATCGACTCAAGGGCAAGACCCGAAAGACTAAGTAATGCTGGACAGACTTATGCTGAGGCTGCAAAGCCTCATTTGGCCTGCGGTAATCGCTGCGGTCCTATCCTTCATTGCCGTACTCGTGAGCCTTCTATCCCCGGATAGAGGCACTTTGGTCCTAGCCCTAGGGTTATCCGCGGTGGCATGGGCGTGCCTAGCTCAAACGGTATAAACGTAGTCCCTCCCTGGGTTCGCCCTGGGGAGGGGTTTACTTTTCCTGAAAATGGCGATATAATTAAGCCATCAACAGGAGAGGAGGTGGTGATAATGCCACTACGCGGACTAGTACACGACAGCCCGATTATTTACGCGGTGCAAAAGAGTACTCGACGTTCAAGGAGATTAGAGAAGTCAGATGACTTTACGTTCACTATCATCTTCGGTCGCCTGATTGTCAAGCTGATCTACGCAACCATCAATTTAATCAAGAAGATAAAAAATAGCTAACGGGCGCCTAATAGTGCCTGTTTTGCTTTTCGGCGTGGTATAGTTACGCCTAGCAATAAAGCCAATTACGGAGAGACGAAAGGATACGACTATGTCATCCCTTCTTATCTCCGGCCATACGCAAGCGGTAGAGGACAAGCGAAAGCTTGAGGAGCGTATCGGTAGCAAGAAGCTCAGTGAGCAGTTATCACTGGGTTGTCCCATCCCCGACCTAAGGAGGCGAACTAGCGTTGCTTACACTACGTGGAATTGCAATGTCGACCGTAGCCTATATTACGGCAATCACAATCGGTATAGCTTCAATCACAGCTCTTTCGAGCAACGCGGTTGAGCCTGTAACGCAAGCAGCACCATTGCATTTAGCAGAGGTTGAGCAAGTTATCAAGCTTGCAATCCTAGAGAATGCAAAACAACTGGACCCTTACGAGTTAATAGAAGTATTAACTGCGGCAGGGTTTGAAGGCAAGGCTCTTAAAACAGCATGGGCAGTTGTCATGCGTGAGTCTCGTGGGCGCCCTGTTGCTCACAACAAGAACGCCAACACCGGCGATAACTCATACGGCCTATTCCAAATCAACATGATCGGCGGACTAGGTGTTGACAGATTAGCTAAGTTCCAGGACAAGATTGGTATCGTAAAGGTTACCGATTTATTTGACCCTGTAGCAAATGCTAAGGCTGCCTACTACATGACAGCGGGTGGTAAGGACTGGGGCTCATGGGGTCTAGGTCCTAATGCATACGACGGCGATTCGATCGAGCCTGCGGTGACCAAGTGGTACACTGAATTCCCAACAAAGTCAAAGTCCTAGGATACGGATACTATTACACCATGGACGAATTAAATACTGAACACATCGAACCTGCGGTCATCGATGAGGCACCTGTCGTTAAGGCACCTGCTCCAATCGTTGAGCCTGAGGTTATCGTTGAACCTACACCTGCACCTGAGCCTGAGGTAATCCCTGAGGTTGTGCCTGAACCTGTACATGTCGAGGAGCCTAAGGCACACACGCCTAAGGCTAACCAGTCTGTCAGTGGCAATGGCGTCGACGAGGTCCTCCTAGCAAATTGCATTTACAAAAATGTATATGCTCGCAAATCTCTATCTGTCCATCATCTACAACGTCGCCTCATTGAACTTGGTTTCAAGGACGCTGACGCTGACAAGGATGGTTGGCTAGGTGATGAGACTGTAGCTGCTATCAAGAACTTCCAAGCAAGCAAAGGCTTGGATGTAACTGGATCTGTTGATGCTACAACGTTGACTAAGATCTTTGAAGGAGATCACAACGTACAAGTAGTACTATAAACTCTTAAACAAAGGAAGGCTGGTCAGTGCTTAGGCATTGGCCAGTCTTTTTTTATCATTTTATAAATCTCGCACAGAAGATGAAAAAATAGTTGGAGACGTTTTTGAAAGTGTCTCAAACTATACATAACCCTTTCTCACGCCAAAGCCATTTTAACCAAAAGGCACTGTTTCTGCTCCGTTTGTACACAATACTATAAGCGCTTTTTGTACACATTCGTCCTCGAAGGTGATACAGTATTCTCATGGCGCATACACCCGAACTCCCAAAGAGCGAGGCCGAACTTCTAGCCTCCCTCTCCAAGGAGCAACTATGGCGTCGGGTAAAAGACCTCAATGATGCAGGCTGGACCCTTC